CTGACCCGTCCCCGGTCAAGGGCGTTCGGAAAGTGACGAAGGGCGAGAGTACGCAGACCTCGCTGTTCGATACCTGATACACGGCAAATAGCGGCCTCTGCCAGCATCGCTCAGCCAGAGGAAAACGGCAAGAATCCGATGGTTTTCGGAGGCCGCTATCTATATGCGGGCTTAGTTTAACGACAGAACACGCGGCGGCCTGCCGCGAGACGCACGTTCAACTCGTGCAGTCCGCTCCAAAATAAATACGCCAAGAGGAGCCGTCAGACCCATTTTGGGTCTGCGGTTTTTCTTTTGCCGCGAGGAGGACGCGAAGATGTTTTATGGCTCAGTGCCTGCTGAGGCGCAGGCGATTATGAACAAGATCGTGAAGCTGTGGGATGTCAGCGATATTTATATCGGCTGCTCCGGTAACTTCACGCTGGAGAAGTTTATCAGCCCCATGGGGCGGTTCACTCTGCACAGCAACGATGTGACGCTGTACTCGCTGATGCTGGGTCAGTTCTTCCAGGGCGAGACCGTGGAGCTGTCCCTGTCGGAGACCGGGGCTGAGCTGTTCCCCTGGCTGGAGCAGTACATGGGCACCGACATTGACCGGCTTGCTACCATGCTGCTGATGTCCCGGATTGTGGCCTTTGTCGGGAAGGAGGACCACCCGTATTACAGCATGATGCTCCATGAGAACATCAAGCAATACCCGACGATGCACGAAAAGACTGTCAAGAAGCTCACAGACAACAAACTGCGCATATCCAGCTACTACAACGGGGATGCAGTTGACTTCGTGAGGAACGCTCCGGCTGACGTGGGCTTTATGTCCTTCCCTCCGTTCAAGAAGGCCGGAAAAGCCTTTGTGAAAGACTTCGCCAAGCTGGAGCAGATTTTCACGTTCGAGCCTCCCGAGTACGGCTACTTCGATGAGAAGTCCCTGGTCGATTACTTCCGGCTCATCATGCAGAAGAAGGCGTGGTGCTTCGGTACGGATATGCGCCTACCTGCGGATGAGTTCGGGGAGTACCTGAAAGGGATGACCAAGACCACGAACCGGGGCATCCCGATTTATCTGTATGCCAACTATGGCAGGCCCCAGATCGTCACCCCGCTGCAATCCACCATCAGCGCGAACATCAAGAAGTTTGGCAAGGGCATGGAGATTGGCGATGATATCCGGCTGTATGAGCTGTCGAATGACGCCTTCCAGACGCTGCGGAGCCAGTATATGAACATCAACATCCGCCCCGGCTCCGCTACCCTGGCTATCGGCGTCCTGGTTGACGGCTACCTCATCGGCGTCTATGCCTTCTCTGCGGCCCCTACTCAGTCCAACTGGGATAAGCACATCGAGACCCCCACCATGTATCTGCTGAGCGATTTCCCGGTGGCCCCGGTGGACTATAAGCACCTCGCCAAACTGGTGCTGTATGCCGCTCTCTCGAAAGAGAGCAAGCGGCTGGCAGAACGTATCACCCGGCGGCGCTGTGCCTCCCTGGTCACGACCGCCTTCAGCAAGAACCCTGAGAGCATGAAGTACCGGGGGCTGTTCAAGGTGCTGAACCGGAAGCACAATGATTCGCTCCAGAAAGCAGACTGGGCGAAGGACATCGACCCCGCCAACGCCTACTATATGCAGCCCTATGAAATCAACTACGGAGCCCCCCTGGGCCAATGGACGCTACGGGAGGGGTTGCAGATGTGGAAGAAAAAGCACTCTCAGAAACGATAGGAGGACATCGCTATGCAGACAAAAGTAGTCCATGTGGACCCGAAATCGCTGAAGCTGCTGGAAGTGAACGCCCGTTTTATGCGGCATGAGGAGTTTCAGCGGCTGGTCGCCAACATCAAGCAGGACGGTCAGCTCACGTCGGCCCCCTTCGCCGCGAGGAACCCCGATGGGACGTATGAGGTCCTGTCCGGCAATCACCGGGTCCAGGCGGCTATCGCGGCGGGTCTGGAGACCATTCCCTGCATCATCACGGATGATGAGCTGTCCAAGGAGCAGCGGATCGCTATTCAGCTCTCCCACAACGCGATTGTGGGGCAGGACGACCCGGACACGCTGAAGAAGCTCTACGATGAGATTTTCGACATCGACCTGAAGGAGTATTCCGGCCTCGATGATAAGACACTGGGCCTCTTGGACAAAGCCGCGTCCCAGGCCATGACCGAAGCCAACCTGGAGTATCAGGTGTTGAGTGTCGTGTATCTGCCGGATGAGCTGCGGGAGGCTCAGCGCATCATCGACAAGGCGAAAGACGCCGTGAAGAACAGCGCGGCGGTCTGGCTGGCCCAGGACGGTGAGTATGACCGGTGGCTGGATGCCCAGGAAACGGCTTCCGCAGCCTATAACGTGAAGAATGTTTCCGCTGCAATCAAAATCATCCTGGACATTTTTGAGCGCAATCTGACGCAGCTCTCCGAGGGCTGGGACGGCGAGGAATCCAAGCACGACAACTCCACCTGGGTCCCGCTGTCCACCGTTCTCGGGCGCAGCAAGATTCCCGCCGGGGGCGCCAAGACCATCAAGCGGGCGCTGGACAAAATGGTCGGCTCCGGCGAAATCACCTCGAAGAATCTGTACGACGGTTTGGTGAAGCTGTGTGCTGACTACATCGACAAGAAGTAGGAGGTGCGGCCATGGCGAGCCAAGTGTATAACGCTCAGTATCACGATGACTGGGCGTGGTCGCTCGCAATCAAAGGCGCCACGGATGATGAGATCGCGGCGGCAATGCACGTTTCCAGAAAGACGATTTCTCAGTGGAAGAAAATCCACGAATCCTTCGCTAAGGCGCTGGCTGAGGGCAAGGAGATCGCCGACAGCAAGATTGAGCGCGGGCTGTATAACAGCGCAATAGGCTACTATGTCGATGAGGAGGAACGGCTCATCGAGGTCAACAAGGACGGCTCCAGAAAGCTGGGCGACCTGCGCCAGAAGAAGCGGTATATCCCGCCCAGCGTGACCGCTCAAATTTTCTGGCTCAAAAACCGGATGAAAGCTCACTGGCGGGATGTCACGAAAACCGAAGTCACTGGGCCGGAAGGCAAGCCGGTCGAGTTTCAGCAGGTGCAGGTGTATCTCCCTGAGAAGGAGACGGTGGAAGAAGACGAGGTGGGATAGCGTGTGGAGAGAATCGTATTTCGCCCGCAGAAGGGTAAGCAAGAGAAGTTCCTTGCTTCCTCCGCCGATATCTGCATCTACGGCGGCGCTGCCGGTGGCGGCAAAAGTTACGCTCTCCTGCTGGAACCGCTGAGGCACGTCCACAACGGCAAGTTCGATGCTGTCGCGTTCCGGCGGACAAACCCGCAGATACTGAACCCCGGCGGCCTGTGGTCGGAGAGCTTCAATATCTACAGCCTGCTCGGTGCAACCCCGAAGATGTCCCCCAAGCCGATGTGGACGTTCCCGAGCGGCGCGACAGTCACCTTCTCCCACTTGGAGATGGAACAGACCAAGTACGACTGGCAGGGCGCCCAGGTTCCGCTCATCATGTTCGACGAGCTGACGCATTTCTCGGAGAGCGTGTTTTTCTATATGCTGTCCCGGAACCGTTCGATGTGCGGCGTCAAGCCTTACATCCGGGCCACCTGCAACCCGGACGCCGATAGCTGGGTCGCGCCGTTCATATCCTGGTGGATTGACCAGGACACGGGCTACCCGATACCGGACCGGTGCGGCAAAATCCGCTGGATGTACCGCAGCAATGATACGGTTCACTGGGCCGACAAAAAATCAGAGCTGTGGGAGCGGTTCAACCTGAGAACAAAGGATGAACGGTCTGAGCCGAAGTCTGTCGCCTTTATCAACAGCACGTTGCAGGACAACAAGCTGCTGATGCAGCGGGACCCGTCCTATTTGGCAAACCTGAAGGCCCTGCCCACCGTGGAGCGTGAACGACTGCTGTATGGCAACTGGAAGATTAAGCAGGCCGCCGGTCTGTACTTCAAACGGACGCAGGTACAGAATATGCTCCCGGTCATACCGGACGATGTGGTCAAGCTCGTTCGGGCCTGGGACCTCGCGGCTACTCCAGAAACGGAGAAGGGCGATCCCGCCTATACCGCCGGGGTGCTCATGGGCAAACGCGCAAACGGGCGGTATATCATCATCGACGTTATCAATGTCCGGCAGTCCGCCAGCGATGTTCGGACCACGATACGGCATACCGCCGAGATAGATAACGCGAGATACGGCAATGTTCGGGTCAGGCTCCCGCAGGACCCTGGGCAGGCTGGGAAAGACCAAGCAGAGAGCTTTATCCGGTTGCTGTCCGGCTTTAGCGTTACCGCCGTTCCTGTGAGCGGCAGCAAAGAGGCCAGGGCCGAGCCCGTGGCCTCTCAATGGCAGGCCGGTAATATCGACGTGCTGATTGGAGACTGGAATGAAGGTTACTTCTCCCAGTTGGAGAGTTTTCCAGCGAGTAAGTTCAAAGACATGGTGGATGCCACAAGCGACGCTTTCGCTGAGCTGGAGCGGCAAAGCGGATTTGGATTTTCCTTTTGAGGTGCGGAATGAAAATATTCGATATCATCATGGGCCGAAGAAAAGTGCGAGACGCCTATACAGACGGCAACGGCTTCGTCTCGCGCTGGGCAAGGCCACCCTCTATGAACACAGCCGAGTGGCTGGAGATGTTCTCTAAGAGCCCCAGGCTGTCGGTCGTGGAGAAAATAGCGACAGACCTTGCCAGCCTCAGTGGGCATCTGTACCGGGTGAACCCCGATGGGTCGGAGACCGAGATAACGAAGCACCCCTTCCTCGATTTCATGGCGCATCCGAACCCGCTGTACGAGATGACCAGTGCGGCTATGTGGCGGCTCAATGAGATTTATCTGATGCTCGTCGGCGAGAGCTTCTTCCTCATCGAGCGTGACGAGAATGACCGTCCGGTCGAGCTGTGGAATGTGCCGCCGCACTGGGTCAAGATGACCCCGTACCTCGGCAACCCCGGCTACCTGATTACATCGCCGACTGGCCTGACGATGACCGTCCCGGTCGAAGATATGTTCGTGATGAAGCACCTGAACCCGCTTGACCCGTTCATGCGCGGGCTGGGTGTGGCGGAGAGCATCGCGGATGAAATTGAGATTGACGAGTTTTCCGCTCAATTCCAGAAGCGGTTCTTCTATAATGACGGGACGCCCTCGCTGGTGTTCCTCATGCCGGATGCTACGGAGAACCAGCGGGATGCGTTCATGGCCCGCTGGAACAAGCGGCACCGTGGCGTGGAGAACAGCCACAAAGCGGCGGCGCTGACCGGGAACGTGGATATCAAAACGTTCGGCAGTAAGGATATCCGGGAGCTGGGCTTCGTGGAAAGCCGGATTGCGATACGCGATGCGGTCCTGGAGCATTTCGGAATGCCCAGAGAAATCATGGGCATCACGGAAAACAGCAACCGGTCAACCGCTGATTCCGCGCAGTATATCTACGCCAAGAACGTGCTGACCCCGCGCATCAATGACCGTGCGGAAGCCATCAACCAGCAGCTCCTTCCGCTGTTCGGAGACAACCTTGTGTGGCGGTTTGACCCGGTTGTGCCCTACGACAAGGAGTTTGACAAAGAGCGGGCGCTGGACGGCTGGAATGCTGGCCTCCTGACCAAGAACGAAGCTCGGGAGCTGATGGACCTGCCGGAAGTCAGCGGCGGCAATGTGTTCAAGGTCGGCATCAACGACCTGTTCATGGAGCAGACCGCAGACCCGGCGGAGGTAACGCAGGCCCTCGCAGAGAGCCATGGCGAGAAGAAGGCAGAACGGCGCGTGAACGTGGAGGCGATGCTTCGGAAAGAGGACGCCGCTCTCCGAGAGAATGAACGCCGGTTTGAGGTGGCAGTCACGCGGCATTTTACGGAGCAGTGGTCAGCCGTGGCAAAGGCCCTGGGCATGACCGAGAAGGCTGAGACCGATGCCCTCGCCGCGCTGGATGGTATGCTGCTGCCGGACGGGAGCTTTGACCCTGAGAAGTGGGCGGCTCTGACTGAGTTGGAGCAGCAGCAGCTCACCGAAGCTATCGCGGCGGGCTTGCTGAATTGGCGCGAGGAGGCGCAGAAGCTCACCGCCGTGTTCACCCCGCTGTGGAAGCAGGCGTTCGATGATGGCGCGAAGGTAGCTGCGGAGAGCTACGGTCTGGCTGACCTCGTTCGTCCTGAGTTTGTATCACAGGCCAGGGTGAACGGCGGCAAGCGGGTCGTTGGCATCCAGGCCACCACCCAGAAGCAGATCGCGGACATCATCGCTCGCGGTGTTGAGAACGGCTCCAGTCAAAATGCGCTGAAGAAAGAAATCCTCACCGCTATGGGGCCGGGAACGACGAAAGCCCGGGCGAAACTGATAGCTCAGCAGGAGACCTCAATGTCTCTTGCCACGGGCCAGTTCGACACCATGAAGGCCGCAGGTGCTACGACAAAAGAATGGCATCACCGCGACCCGCAGGTAGACCCGCGAGACGGGACGCACGGCAAGGTCAACCACGTCATCCTCGAAGGTGAGACCGTGGCGATTGACCAGCCATTTTCCAACGGGCTGATGTACCCCAGAGACCCGAACGATGGTCGGCCCGAGGAGGTTATTCGTTGCCGGTGTTATCTGACATACGGCGGCTTTTAACATTTGCCCACATTCTGAGGAAAGGAGGTAGGCTGCATGGCATTTAAGGGGAAGCGAACCGTTGGAAGGTGCGTCAAGTCTGGGACGGCGGTACGCGAATACAAGGCGGTCAGCTTCGAGCTGGAAAGCGCAGACGAAAAGACCGGCGAGTTCTCCGGCTACGCCTCAGTCTTCGGAAACGTGGATGATGGCGGCGACATCGTAGAAAAGGGTGCGTTCGCCAAAACCATTGTCGAGGACTTCGCCCGTATTAAGATTCTGGCGCTGCACAATGGCAACTGGCTCCCGGTTGGGAAGCCGATTGAGCTGCGCGAGGATGACCACGGCCTTTTCATTCGAGGGAAGATCAGTGACACTTCGATGGGCCGCGACATTCAGACGCTGCTTAAAGACGGTGTGCTCAACGAGCTTTCGATTGGGTACGACGCCGTTGATTATGTGGTCGATGAATCTACGGGCATCCGGCATCTGAAGCAGATAAAGCTGTGGGAGGTTTCCATCGTAACCTGGGCGATGAACGACCAAGCGACGATTGACGATGTGAAATCTCTCGCTGAGGAGCTGAGAGCTGAGGCCAAGAGCGGCAAGATGTCCCGCGCAAGGCTGAACGCCCTGAAACCGTTCATCGCCGTTGTGAGGGAGCTGGTCGAGATACTCGGCCCCTTCCTGGAAGCGCAACCCGACCCGCAACCTGAGCAAGACCCTGAACCCGCGAAGCAGAAGAAAACCAAAATCGACGGGATGGTCTTCGAGATCGTCCCCACCACAAACAGGAGGTAATTTGACCATGAAACTGACACCCGAACAGCTCGCCGCCATCATCGCGCAGATCTTCGCCAACCTCATCGCGGCTGGCAAGGACCCCGCCAGCATCACCACTGAGGAAATCATGGCTGAGCTCAACGCCATCGGCGAGCCCGCTGCCGAGCCCGCCGCTGAGCCTGCTGCGGAGCCCGCCGCTGAGCCGGAGAGCAATGAGGGTAAGGGTGATGACCCCATCGTCACCCCTGAGTTCATCGCTATGGTGATGGACGCGCTGAAGACCTGCATGAAGTCCGGTGAGCCTGCCGCTGAGCCTGCGAAGTCCAGCAGCGCGGCCCCTGCCGCTCAGCAGAAGTCCGGCGGCCCCGCCGCTCCTGCTGCGGCCCCTGCCGCCCCCGCTGCCGCGCCGCAGCGCAAGTACGCGGGCATCTTCCTGAGCACTCCGCCCGTGCGCAGCACCACTCCGCAGGGCAGCGACTTCAAGACCCGCATCCAGTCCATGTCCGAGCGTGACCGGCGGAAGGCCACCTTCGGCGCCTTCGGTCGTGCGGTGAAGTGCATCCACGCCTCCCACGGCGACCCTGAGCAGGCCGCGTTCACCGCCGAGCGCAAGTTCCAGGATGCTGAGATGGCCTGCGAGTTCAAGGCTCTGTCCGCCACCTCCCCTGCTGACGGCGGCTATCTGGTGCCCGAGGTCTACGCCAGCGAGATTATCGAGCTGCTGTACCCCGCCACCGTCATCTACGACCTGGGCGCCCGTCGGCTGGGCATGGACCACGGCAACCTGAACCTGCCCAAGCTGAAGACCGGTTCCCGCGCCATGTATACCGGTGAGCAGCGGTCCATCCCCAAGACCGCTCCCAAGTTCGGCAACGTAAAGCTGTCTGCCAAGAAGCTGACCGCGCTCATCCCCATGAGCAACGACCTTCTGCGCTCCACCAGCTTTGACAACGATGTCATCGTGGGCCAGGACGTGACGAAGCAAATGGCGCTGGGCATCGACTGGGGCGCTTTCCAGGGCACCGGCGGCGAGTTCCAGCCCCTGGGCATCCTCCGCAATAAGGGCGTGTTGAACATCGACGCGACCACCCTGGGCGCTGAGTATGCCAGCAAGGAGGGTGTGCTGACCGCGATGTTCCCCAACTTCCTGGTCGCGTCCGTGCTGAAGAACAACGTCTTTGCCGACGGCCTGGGCTTCGTGTTCAACACCAGCGTGGAGCAGTTCTTCAAGTCCATCCGGGACAACGTGGGCGGGTTCATCTTCGCCGAGGAGATGACCAAGAACGGCACCCTGGTCGGCTATCCGTACCGCGCCACCAACCTGCTGGAGACCGTCGGCGGCAAGACCAGCATCATCTTCGGCAACTGGAACGATCTGGTCATCGGTGAGCAGGGCGCCCTGGAAATCGAGACCAGCCGTGAAGGTTCCTGGACCGATGACGCGGGCAACCTCATCTCCGCGTTCGAGAACGACCAGACCCTCATCCGGGCCATCAACCATGTGGACACCGGCCTGCGCCACGAGGAGAGCTTCGCCGTGGCTACGAAGGTCGCCGTCCCCGTCTAATTTGAATGGGAGGTAACAGACCATGAAGCGTGAGCTTTTCCAGAACATCACCGCGATCCCCTACACCTCCGGCGAGGCCATCAACCGCGAGGGCTTCCTCTCTGCCGTCATCGGCGCCAACGTCGCGTCCGGCGGCACCATGACCGTGAAGGTGGAACACAGCGACGATGGTGAGACCTTCGTGCCCGTCACCGATGCCCTGGTGTTTCCCGAGAAGCAGACCACCGGCGGCGAGTACACCTTCAAGAACGAGCCCATCGAGGCTGCGGATGCTGAGGGCGGTGTGCCCGCCGGTGGCGTGGTCAATGTCGATGTTGACCTTGTGGGCCTGAAGCCCATCGTGAAGTTCACCGTCACCGGGAATGACGAGACCGCCAGCGGCCTTGTCGTGGTGCTGGGGGACAGCGCCGCTCAGCCTGTGTAAGGAGGGCCGTTCTATGCCGAGGTTCTACAGTGATATTGTGAGGCCGTCCACCAATAAGGCGGCTACCCCTGGGCAGGAGAAGAAGGGCGGCAAGCCCCCCGCGCCGCCCAAGAACGACGGTAAGAAGGAAGAGGGCGGCGAGAAGTAATCGCCGCCCCTTCCTCAGTAGGAGGTCAGTATGCTTGCTGAAAATGCTCTGACAACGCTCGACCGCATGAAGCTGATGCTCGGGCTGACCAATAAGGACGCCGCTCTCGAAAAGCTGAAGCTAATGCTGGGCCTGCCGCCTGACGGCGAGATACCGCCGGAGCAACTGGACCAAATGCTTACCCTGGCCGGAGCTGAGGACGAACAAACCGACCTCATCATCGAGCTGCTGATTAACCGGGCGTCCGCCTGGATTGAGCGCATGACCGGGCGGCGCCTGGGTAAACAGTCTTACCGGCAGTGGTATGACGCAGACGGCTCGCAGGAGCTGGTGCTGCTGGAATACCCTATCGTCAGCATTGAGAGCATCAAGGAAGACGGTGCGCTTGTGCCGCCTGACCGCTATGACTTCGGGCAGACCGGGCACATCGGGGTCGTGTACCGCGATGAGGGCTGGCTGAAGGCTGGGTGGCGGCGGGGGCTGGCCTACGACATCGTGGCCCCAAAGCGGGTCATAGAGGTGTGCTACACGGCGGGGTACGTTCTGCCGAAGGATGCCACCGATGATGACCCGCAGACGCTCCCCGCTGACCTGGAAGGGCTGCTGTGGGATATGGTGTCCCAGGCGTATACCAGCTTGCAGAACGGCTCCCAGGGGCTCAGCTCGTTCTCCATTTCAGATGTGAGCTGGGACTTCGATAAGGGCACGAACCCTGAGTGGGTGCGGACGGTCAATCTGTATCGGAGGTACTGAGTATGGATGGGCTTGATATCCTGCTGGCTGATTTCAACCGGCTGAAAGAAAACTGCCGGAAGCTGGAGGGGCAGAAGATTGTAGTTGGCATCGTCGGCGCAGCAGGCTCCGACGTGCTGAAGATTGCCCACGCCCATGAGTACGGCGTCCCCGGTAAGCTGCCGGAACGCTCGTTTATCCGCAAGAGCTTCGATGAGGACAAGGACAAACTGGGCGATATCGTGGATGCGCAGGTCAGCAAGGTACTGTCTGGGCGGACATCCGCTGAGGCGGCAGCAAACGCCATCGGCGCTCAGGCGGCTCAGTTGGTACAGAGCTTTATCGACGAGAACCGGGTCAAGCCCCCCTCGGATTTTTCGAGGAAGCAGATTCATACCACGCTGTATGAGACCGGTACGCACATCCGCGACCGGATAAGCTGGAAGGTGGAGAAGAAGTGAGGTTTTACAACACCCCGCGACTGCCGCGAGCGTTGCTTCATCCGCTGGTAGCTTATGCGCAGATAACTGAGCCGGGACCCGGCGGACAGTTCAAGAAGGTCACGAAGGCCGTCTCAGCTTTTATGGGCGTCGTGATGCCGCTGTCCAATAAGGATTGGAAGCTGCTGCCCGAAGGCTCCTATACCCAAAATTCGCAGAAGCTCTACACGGACGGCCCCGTGGCGCTGAAGCCCGGTCAGGTCATCCGCGACACCTACGACGGTCAACGGTACACCGTGAAGACCGAACTGGGGCACAACAGCATCCACCCCATGCTGCGGTACATCGTGGAGGGGGTGGTGGGCCAGTGACCATTGTGCAGGCCCGTAACGCAATTCAGGAACGGCTGGCGGCACATATCGGCTGCCCGGTCGTGCTGTCTGATGGTACGCAGGAGCTGCCGGACGTGCCGTACTGCTACTATAGCGTCCTGGCCCCCCGGAGCACAAGCCATGCGTTCGGATTGACCGAGCTGGTGGAAACGCCGGAGGGCCTTATCCGGCGGCGTTCTGAGCCGGTATCGGCAACGATGTCTTTCACCTATTGCAGCAAAGACCGGGAGGCCCCCGGCGGCTACATCTACGGTGCGGACGAAGCCCTGGCACTGGCAGAAAAAGCTCACGGCTTTTTCCTGCTGGATTGCCATAACATCGTGACCGACTGCGGTGATATCGTCATCCAAAACATCGGCGGCGTGACTGACCGGTCTGGGTTCCTGGTGACAGACACGATGCGCCGGTTCGGTTTCGATATACGGTTCGGCTATATGCGGGCCGATGAGATGCCGGCAACAACAATCGAGCATCCGGGGAGATTCCTCGGAAGCTACAAGAAGGAGGAATAAGCCTTATGGCAAAAGACGTAATTGTCGTCGTTCAGCGGGACGCTATGCCGAAGGAGAAGGAGAACCTGGACATCCTTCTGATTTCGA